TGAATCAATACGTAACCGGGTACCAGAAGCAAGTATCATTTTGGCTGACGCCTCAATTATACCATTAACGGAAGAAGAACATAAGCAATTACAGCCTTATGTAAATGTATTCATGGACATGAACCAAGTTCCAGATGTGAATAAGTTTTCTTCTGCTGGTATGCAAGCTTGGGCTGAAGGTGCATTAATGTTAAATGCTTTACACATATTGAAACAACAGCCTTGGATTAAAGATGTTAAACGAATCTTTAAGGTTTCTGGTCGTTCCATATTGGAGCCAGAATTTAATCTAAGTGATTACGATAACTTATTTGGTAAATATGTATTCAAAAAACGCATTCCAACATGGATGCCACAAGTAACCCATGGTGCAACTGACTTATTGATTACTAGAATGCTATCATTTTGTCCATCTCTAATTGACAATTATATGGAAGTTACACAGAAAAACTTCCCATTGTTTCAATTTATGGACTTTGAACATGCACATTTTGTCAACATTCCAAAAGAACATTTAGTTGAATTTGATAAAATTCACTGTTCTGGCTGGTTGGCAGGTAACGGACAAGTAGAAAAATATTGACTATGTAGCGAACCCAAAATCTACACGGTTTCAACCATTGAACCGAAAAGTTATATAAATAACTCCATGGCAATCATAGTGTATTGCAATTCTAATGGAGTTTACATGCCTTCTATACAACACCAAATTTATTTGAAAAGAGCTGGTCTCCTTTCAGAATCTTCTTTGGGTGAAAAAGATTCAGACCAAGAAAAAAAGATCCATGATTTTGTTGACTATTTGAGAAGACACGATGGTGAAGATGGTGATGAATATGCTGATGACTATGAACACGATAAAGAAGAAGAAAAAGAGCTTTCTGAAGCTGTAAAAAAAGAAAAGAAAGAAAGTGAATATACCTCTAACGACAAGGGTATTTTACATGAACTTCTAGTTGGTCACCACCTGAATGGTGGAAAACACATGGACAAGCATCCCGACAAAGACGGTGATACTCCAGAACAAGCCCACGACAAAATCAAACAAAAACTATTTGACAAACATGGTAATCATGATGAATATAACCGTTTGAATGAAAAGGCCAAAAGTGCGGCCGCCGATTTAAGAAAACAAATTGAAGTAGGTGGTAGAAAAATTCACACAGTTCATTGGACTTCAAAACCAGGTGACATTAAAAGGTCCACCGGAATTGAATCGTCACAGAAACAAGACGCATCGGATATCATGGTTCACACTAAAAAAGCAGGTGATCCAAAAACCAAATTCCATGGCGTTAGTCTAAAGGTAACTGACGGAACAGACAAAAACATTACCGCATCAAATCCTGGTATGGAAGCGACACGTGGTGCACAGCACATGGTTGATGAGCATAGAGCAAAAATGCTAAAAAAATATCCAGAATTATTGAATACAAATGCAAAACAAAGAAAAGAAATAATGGAAAAAAATCCAGAAATGAAAGCACACGTTTTGCATGAGAATCGTTTGCTCTGCGCTAAAATGGCAGAACATATTTCAAAACATCTAAATCGTTCACCTAGTCATGAAATGGCAGAACACATTAGAACTCATGTCTTACAATGCAATAAAACTCCATTACAAGAAAACGGTCACGAACATATTAGACATACAACATTCCAAGGTACTAAAAAATCCGGTGGACAAACACAGCATCATAGTATAGATCCAAGTAAAAAATGGAATCATATTTTAGACAATCACCACAACATTGTTGCCCACGCAGAAGGTGGAACAGTGCACTTCTGGCATAAAGGAAAGCTTTTTGCTACACATAGAATGCGAGTTGCATCCAGTAGCGATCCTTTACCTAGCTTTAAAGGTGACGGAAAGGCATATGGAGATTAAATGAGAACATTTAAATCATTACTTAAAGAAGAAGCTGACGAGTCCAAGCTAAAGCACATCACGCATGTGGAAGACCATCCTATCCATAATGGTGCGGAAGGTTTTAACCATGCTGTTGGAGTATTGAATCAAGTTAAAAAACATATCAAAGCAGGCAAAAATGATCCTACTTTGACAATGAAACACGATGGTTCACCGAGCATTGTCTATGGTCATCATCCAGAAACTGGTAAATTCTTTGTTGCGTCCAAATCTGCATTTAATGTAAGTCCAAAAGTCAATTATTCCGACAGAGATATTGAAGCAAATCACGGTCATGCACCAGGTCTCGTGGCTAAACTAAAAGATGCTTTACATCACTTACCTAAAGTTGCACCAAAAACTGGTGTTTTCCAAGGCGATATGATGTTTGGCCATGGTGATAAGACAGAACATGATGGTAGAGTACACTTCAAACCAAACACAATCAACTATTCTGCACCTAAAGAATCAGAAGAAGGTAAGAAAATACGTAAAGCCAAAATTGGTGTTTATACTCACACACAATATCATGGTAAAACCTTGGCTGATATGAAGGCAGATTACCATCCAGATTTGTCTGGCTTCAAAAATCATCCAGATGTGTACCACAGAGAGCCAGGTCACGATACATCTAAAGTAATGATGACACCTCACGATGAGCATCAATTTGAACACCATTTGGCATCAGCGCAAGCATTACATGACCTACACGGCAAACAGATGTATCCTGCTATAGAACCACACGGCAACCATGGTGGTCCAATTGAAGCACACATCAACCAAACAGTTAGAACTGGTGAAAAACCAAGTGTGCATGGGTTAAAGAAATCAATTGAAGCCAAGTATGACAAAGATATTGCTAAGGTTAAAACTCCAGCAGCAATTACTAGAAAAGAAGCGGAAAAGAAAGCACATATTGAACACATAGATAATAACAGTCAACATTATGAGAATTTCTTCAAGATGCATCACCACTTACAACAAGCGAAAAATGCATTGGTCCATGTGTTGGCTAGACACACAGGAGGTTTAGAACATTCCGTTGGTGATGCATCAGTTAAACCAGAAGGTTTTGTTGCAACACATAAGGGTAAAGTTTCTAAACTTAATGATAGACAAGAATTCAACAGACTTAACTTTTTGGCAAGACCACGATGAAATCATTTAGACAGTTAGTAGAAGAAAAAACCAAGTCAATTGTTATGGCAATTGGTCGCATGAACCCACCAACCAAGGGTCATGAGGAAAATGTTAGAGCAATTCAAGACTTGGCCAAAAAGAATAATGCTGACCACATTATTGTGGCTTCTCACGCTCATGACGCTAAGAAGAATCCACTAGAAGTTAATACAAAAATGAAGCACATCAAACGTGCTTTTCCAGATGCAAACATTGTTCCTGCAACAAAAGAAGCACCGGGACTATTGCATCATGCAGCAGAAATGCACAAAAAAGGTTACAACCATGCTATCGTTGCATCAGGTGAAGGTGCGGAAGCAAACTATCACTTATTGAAGAAATACAATGGTGTGGAGGGTCGCCACGGTTACTTTAAGTTTGACCACATTGAACAACAATCAACCGGTGAGCGTAAACCTGGTATCTCTGGTACCGACATGCGTAATTATGTGAAGAATGGTAATTTTCATGATTTTGCAAAGAATCTGCCATCAAACATTAGAAAAAATCCTGCTCATGCAACGGAATTATTCCATGATGTAACTAGGGGTATGGGCTTGCATGAATCCACCAACCGTGGATATGGTAAAGCTATTTTTGTTACTGGTGGTCCTGGTTCTGGTAAAGATGTTGTTATTCGTGAGTGTATCGCAGAACAAAACATAGTTGAATTAAACTTCCAGCAAGTTATGGACATTATGAACGACAAGCACAAGTTGGCTATGCGTTCTATGAATCCTAAGATGGAAGCAATTCGTCAACGTGGTCCACTTATCATTAATGGACCTGCTGATGATTATGAAAAGATTTCACATATCAAAGAAGAATTGGAAGAACTAGGTTATAAGACCATGATGGTTTTTGTTGATACAACAGACCAAGTTAGCCAAGAAAGAAATACATTATTGTCCAGAATGATGATTGAATCCATTCGTCATGCACGTTGGACAGAAGCACAAAAAAACATCACACATTTCTCAGAATTGTTTGAAAGTTTCTCCCGTTTTGATAATACTGGAGACCTAGAAGAAAAGGTTAGCGATATTGCTGATTTGTTTGCAGAGACAACCAAGTTCTTAGATAACGGTTCAATACACTATTCAAGTGCAAACAAATTCTTGCAAATCTATGAAGGCTCAAAGTCTATTCAAAGAACCAATTTGAAAGATAAAGGACTAAATGTATTGAAAGACAACAACAGTCCAGTTATGCAATTTGCCGCAAAACTAGGTCGTAGAGATGATGTTAGAGATGGTGATATCAAAATGAATACTGGTTACACTGCTAGAATTGGTGGTGGAAACACTTATGCAGAAGATAAAAATCCAGTAATGGTAAAGGCTCCAGAACCAAAAGTTTCAAATTTCAATAGAGATGCCGATTCCAATAGAAAAAGAAAAGTTGGTGACAAGTCTCTAACTGCTGCTAGAATAGGAAGTGTTGATGGTGTTGGTTCATCATATGACACAAGAGGTGGTTCTACTGGTGCCGCTAATGCAGGTCTTGGAGATAATACATACCATGAGGAAAGAGAATTTAGCAACGATGATGTTGCAAATTTTGCTGGTCAAACAAGAGGCGTAAGCCCAAATCCACTAGCAGAAAAGAATAAGAAATTGAAAAAGTTTAAGGAATCAATCTTTGATTTTGGTCAAGGAGATTCTGGTGTAGGTGGCACTCTTGGTGGTGCTGGTAATAAGGAAGACTTTGTTAAGCCATCAGAAAAGTTTGGCCAATCAGGTATAACAATTAAAAAGAAAAAAACAGGAGTAAAATAATGTTTACTAAATCTCTAGTACCACAATCTTTGGTTGATGCAACAAAAGCAATCATGGAAGCAGACGAAAAGAAAAAGATGCTTCTAGAACCAGAATTAGATGAAACCGGTTTTCACAAGGCTGCACATGCTGCCAAGAGAGCAAACCAATCTCATTTTGAATTCCGAGGTAAAAGATATCCAGTAACTGCAAAACACCACTCTGAAGGAATGGTTCCTCCAGAAAAAATTGCTGCTCAAATCTCAAAGAAAAAAGATGACAAAGCAGCGGCATCTGGACACAGTGCTGACGTTAGAGAAGAAGATGAAAAGAAATCTTCTAATCCTTTTGACGTTCTAAGAGGTAAATACATGAGTCAATTGCCTAAGAAACCAGGCGAATTGACTGGTCATGAACACAAGAAAACTTCTACTGGTGATGTGTACACCAAGAAAGCAGTTAAAGAAGAATCTCATCCAGATGAGAAGGAAGATAAAGCACTTGTTAAGAAAATGGTTAAGCCATCTGCTTTGAAAAAAGAAGAAGATAAAGAAACTCGTTTATCTAAACACAGCATGACAGAAGAAGGTGATTGCGTAACTGAACCACAAGCAAAGAAAATTGCTCACAAAGAAGTTGGCAAACACGAAAAAGAAATGCACAAAGAAGAACGTCACATGACTTCTGCTGAAAAAGAAAAACGTGAAAAAATTGTTAAGTCTATGAAAAAAGGTATTGCCGGTTTCAAAGACCGCTATGGTGACCGTGCTAAAAATGTAATGTATGCTACTGCTACAAAACAAGTCATGAAACATGAAGACCTTGGTGGTATCAGCACAATGAGCGAAGAAGATGATGTTCGCATTGATCCGGGTGAAAACATGAAGACTAAAACTGTTGATACTCTAAAAGGACGTGAAAAAGTTCCTGCTGACTATCACAACAAACCACTTTCATATAAAGTTAAGTTGAATGTTGAAGAAAAAACTTCACCAATGGAAGTTGCAAAAGAATTGGCTCGTAAATCTTTCAAAAAGATTAGAAATGAAACCATGATGGGTAAGTTAGGTACATCTGAGGAAAAGAAAAAATGGTAAATCCTAAAGAAGTGGTGAAAGGTGTTGTTAAAAAAGTAGCACCTCCATCAAAAGGTAATGTGGATCCTAGTGATCCTTGGTCTGCCACCGGTGCTGGTGGTGGCCTTCAAATTCCAGAAAATGTAACCTCACGCCGTGCAGACTTGTTATCCAAGTTCTATAAGGCTAAAGGTTACAATATCAATTACGTCAGTAAAAACCAAAGAGTTGGTCAAGCTAAGACTGGTGAATTTGAAAAATGGAAACGTGACCATGGCATCTATGAAGAAGACGATGTTAATGAAGATTTAACAACAAAATATAGTGGTAAACACACAGGTGCACCAGATATCCGTTCAGATATTTCCAAATCTCCAACTCTAAAAAGAAAACAACAACTGGATCAAGCAGCATCACATTATGCAATTCCAGCACCAGCAGGAAGTATGAGTAAATTAAGAAAAGAAGACAACATTAACGATCCACAATGTGCAACTCAATCTCCTTTTGATGGTGCAAATACAACTAATGATGTTGCTCCTAAGAAATCTAAAGCTGCTAAAATGGTCAAAGAAATCTATGCAAAACATAGATTGAAAGAAGACTTGTATGACCATGAAAAAGATGACAAGGGTCCTGGTACAAATGTTAAACCACCAAAAGTCATTAAAAAACAAGAGGTTAATGATGACAATGAAAAGGGAACCAATGCTCGCATGGTTCTAAAAGGTGGAACAACTCTTACTGGAGAGAAACGAGACACGATTGAAATTGATCCAATGATGAAGAATCGTGGCAAACAACCAGACTATATTGCCACAAATACAGGCAAAAAATCAATTCAATAAATAGGTAGATTACCCTTCAAGGAGATATAAACATGTCAGCATGGAAAAATACAGACGCATTCAGCAACCAAGGCAAAGCAAAAATGGATGTTGTTAGAAGCACCAGAGAAAACGTTCAACTTACTATTACTACCGGTAATACCGCAGGTAATAATGTTATTACAGTTTCTTATTATGATGGTGGTCTAAACAATGTCGCAAACATTGGTATCACAGCAGGTCAATATGTCTATTTCTGGTCAAACGGCTTTGGTGATAACAAAGGTGGTCAAGCAGGTAATGGTATTCCTGGTTTCTTTGCATCAAACACAACTGTTGCTTCTACAAGCGGCAACACAATTACGCTAGGTACTGCACTATTCAATACAGTAAGTTCTGGTTTTGGTGTTGAATTTGATAAAGCTGTTGCTTATAACACAAACAAAACAGTAACTAAAACATATGGTTCAGACACAATTTTGGTTACACCAACTCGTCTAGCAAATAACACTGTTAATATCGGAAGCAGTTATCCAGGTTGGGTTCACATTCAAAAGAAAACCAACAATGATGGAACAGTTCGTTATATCAGCGAAACATTGGTTGCTTTGGCTAGTCCAACTGCCGCAAATACCAACTCAGCTAATACAAGCTGGGGACAACCATTCACTGGTCTATAATAAGGATGGGGCTTTTGCCCCAACATTATGTTTGATGATTTGAATGAAGATAATTTTGTGATGTATGCGGTTAAGTGTTACACATCCACTAGCTGTCTTATGTCTGAATTTGAAGGAGACTTGAAAAGAACAAAGTATCTTAAAAGGCTCCTTCGTAGATATAAGATAACTAAGAATCTCAAAGAGAGATTAATACTTAATCACATTATATTACTAAACAATGTATTTGGTGTTGAAGCGACCGCAAGGATATTGTTTTTTAGAATTGATGAGAAGGACTATGATGTACTCAAGACCTTCTTACTGTATCTAAATATATTACCAGAAGTGGTTGTCGGCATTAGAGGCAAGAATATAAGAACGGACATAATTCCAGTGGACATGAAAGTAGCAGACATACTGAGGAAAATATGAAAAACTTCAAAGAACTAAGAGAAAAAGTTAAGAAACCAACAGGCGGACTTAAAGATGCATGTTGGACCGGTTACACTGCCGTTGGCATGAAAATGAAGGGTGGCCGTAAAGTTCCTAATTGTGTACCTGAAGAAGTTACTGAAGCCAAAGACCACGAATATTCTGACCCACACATGGCGGTTAACCAACTAAGAACAATCATGCATAATGCGGAAGAATTGTGTGAGATGCTTGGTGATAACACCGACTTGCCTGAATGGGTTGAGT